TGTAGGTATATTATTATAATACAGAGTCCAAAATACCCATTTTGCCATAAGATATACAGATATTAAAAGAAAGATCTTTACGGATCTTTTGCGTCGAGCCTCATATATACAATATGTATCATAAAATACAGTATTATGAAATTATCACAGCTTAAACATATCATTAAAGAAACTATTGAAGACCTTCAAGAACAAATACCTAATATACCATCAGATGGTACTGGAACCGGGGGTTTTGGTGATGGAACTGCAACATTTTATAATCCAGGTGATCCATTACCACAAGCTAGCTCATGCTGTAGTGCAATACAATCATTAAAGCCCTATATACCTCTTGAGAAGAAACAATTCTATTTAGACGCATTAGCAGATTGTGGTTGTAATCAAAATCCTAATCCAGGTATGCCTGTTAGTTCTATGGGACCTGTTTCATTAGTCCCTAATCCAGGAGAATAATACACCGACACCGTACACCGTCACACCGTCCACCGTGTATCTATCCATGTTTGGTTACGCCGCCGTATATGTATCAGTATCGATTTTGATTTTTTGATGTCAGGGCGTATATATGTAGGATGTAGGGTGTAGTATAGAAGTTACGAAAAGGTTGCTAAAAAATTTTATTTTATGGCACTTAATAAAAAAGTAGCTTCTCTATTTGAGAAAAAGCGCTTAATTTCAAAAGAAATTGAAGATTTACAAAATATGTGTGAACATAAGAATAAAGTAGTAAAATCTACTAAAGAAAACGAGGTTTCCTCAGGATTTATTATTAGACGTATTTGTGAAGATTGCAATAAAATAGTAGGTATGCCTACTCAACATGAAATATTTGAATTTTTAGATGGAACTAGATAAAGAAGTACACGTAAAACAAGTTTTAAAACGATTCCCACCAGGAGATCGATGGACTCCTGTAGGAGCTGAAGAACCTATATTCTCTTCGCTAACTGAAGGCATAGAATGGGTATTTCAACAAACAAAATCACATGATTTTTTAATTAAAGCTGCAGAAGGTGCAGTTTACATATATTCTGAAACAGAAAAACCAGAACCTGAACCAGAAAAACCAAAAACATATAACATTTATGGTGAATTTGAGTAAAATATTAATTTTTATATTATTTTTAAGTGGTTGTAGTTTAACCTCGTATTATACCGATCCTGTATATGAAGATTATACTGATGAAGTATATTTTTGGGAAGATTCTGTATTAGGAACTCCATATTTTGGTTATTGGCATGGATATTATTATTATTATGGAATACCTCATTATTGGCCTTGGTGGTATTATTACATATATAGGCCAGCTACCCATTACCATGTTCATACTCATGTACATGTACATTGCCCTAATGGTTCTTTTGTTTATGCACATGGAACTAAAAAATTTAATAATAAAAAATTAAAATGTACTAAAAACAGTTGGAGTAATGAATTATATAGGCCACAAACATCTAGATGGGTTTTACCTGACAATAAAATCAAGTATAATAAAAATAACAGGTATAGCATTAATAAGATAGATTACAATAGAAATTTTAATCCATATGGAAAATTTAATCAAAATAATAATAAGCATAATAATACTATTAATATTAATAAAAATAACAAAATAAATAAAGGTAATAATGGATTTACGAGACCAAATAAAACAAGAACTAACCAAAAGAAAAAAAGATAGAGGTTTTGGTGACACTTTTGAAAGATTCACAACATTTACAGGAATAAAACGTTTAGTTAAATGGTGGTATGGTGATAAAGACTGTGGCTGTGATAGAAGAAAAGATCTCTGGAATAAATGGTTTCCTTATAATGATAAAGAAGCTTCTTGTCAAGAAGAAGAAAAATAATAATATGTATTTGCGATACCTAAGTTTAACCAAATCATTTATTATCAGAAAGTGCCCGAAAATATCAAAATTATTCATATCTTACCGTCGGGTACAAGACAATATAATATGCATGGGTGGGTAGCCCATAAAAATGAATTTTGTGTTGGACATATCCATATGCAATTAGAAGCTAACAAAAGAATTAAATTTTTAGATGCTTGGGTTCATGAAGATCATAGAAGACAAGGAATATTTAGAAAATTATGGAATACTCGATGGCAATATGTTAATGAAAATTTTAAAGGATATACCACTTATGCTTGGGCTAAACCAATGAGTTTACCTCTATTATTAGAAAAAGGATTTAAAGCTGGAGATTCAAGTGTTTATGTAGAAATGGATGTAGAAGGTTTTAAACCTAGTGGTCCTAGTTGTTTTGTATCATGCTAAAAGAAATTACACCAGAAGAATTAATAAATAAATCCCCTCAAAAAATTCAAATTATTGATATTAGGGAACCCTATGAATTAGTAGATGGTTATATATTAGGTAATACTAATATTCCTATGGGAGATATTTTAGATAAAAAAGATCAGTTAAGTAAAACAAAAGATATAATAATATATTGTAATACTGGTAGAAGAAGTAAACCAGTAGTATATATGTTAAAAAAACTACACAATATATCTGCTTATAACTTACAAGGTGGTTATAAAAATTTCTTAAAAGTAATTGCAAAATAATTTGGAGAAGCAAAATATCTTTCGTATCTTGATGGTATAATAAAATATTAAAATTATGAAAGATTTATTAAAATTAGTTGATACCCTAGAGGTTCCTCTTTACCTTTTATTGTTAGGAATTATGTTTTTAAAAACAAATATAGCGTTAGCTGTATTTCTTTTTGTAGTATCATTATTTCGTTTATATACAAATATTAACTTTAAGAATAACATATGAGTAAAGGTTTTAGATATTGGGGTAAAGAATCATGGGAAAAATTTGATTTAATAGAACTAGCCCAAACACAACATAATATAACTAACTTTGTTAAAATACTTACAGGAAAAGAAATACCAGTTGAATTCACAACTTCAGGTGATAGTATGACTGATGGTAAATCAATTACAATATCATCTAAAATAACACAAGATAAATTAGATAGTATAGTTGGATTAGCATTACATGAAGGTGCACATTGTACTTATACAAATTTTGATGTACCTAAAAAAATAGGGAATTTTTTATTAGAACGTAATTTAATACATGGTAAAGAAATTATATTATTGTTACTTAATTTTGTTGAAGACAGAAGAATAGACCAATTAATCTATGACACAGCTCCTGGTTATCAAAGTTATTATAAAGCAATGTATGATAGATATTTTTATAATAGTATAATTGATAATGGAATTCGAAGTAATAAATTTAGAAACGAAAATTGGGAATCTTATATATTTCGTATAGTTAATATATTTAATAAACATACTGACTTAGGTGCTTTAGCTAAATTAAAAGAAGTATATAATATATTAAACTTAAAAAATATTAATAGACTTGAAAATACTTTAGATTCACTTAATGTTGCATGTAAAATATACAAGTGTATATATAATTATTTAGTAACATTAACAAAAGATGATTATACAAAACAATCATATAAAAATAAACAAAGTGGAGAACATAAGGATTCAAAACCTAAAGGAGCATCTAAAAGTACTTTAAAAAAGTTACTTAAAAAACAAGAAGATTTTACTTTAGGAAAAGTCCATAAGCAAAAAGTATCAGCTATACATAAAAATAAAATAAAAGCTATTAGTGAATCACTTATTAAAGTAGAATTTGTTACATCTGCTAATAAAAAAAGACCCGTTCATATAATGGATGGTATTAGTGATTCAACTATAAATGAAAAATTATATGATAGATTTCATTCATTTAAACATACTAAAAATGACCATTTAATAGAACAAGGTATAACTAAAGGTAAAAGATTATTAAATAAATTACAAATTAGAAATGAACAAATTACATCTGTATCTAAAAGACTAAAACAAGGTAAAATAGATCCTAGAAGGATTTATGCTGCTAATTTTGAAGATGATTTATTTTATAAAATAGATAAAGCAAATTATAAACCAATCAATTTAAACATATCAATTGATGGTAGTGGTAGTATGAAGGGAGATAAATGGGAACAAGCTTTAATTAATGCTGTAGCTTTAGGTTATGTGTCTCTTAATATGGATAATATTGACATATTAATATCCATTAGAACTACTGGTGATGTATTTATAAGAGGTCAAGTACCATTATTAATTTTAGCTTTTGATAGTAAAAAGCACACATTAAAAGACTTAAAAAAATTAAAATATTATCGTGAAGATGGATTAACTCCCGAAGGTATATGCTTAGAAGCATTAAATATACCTAACTCTTCATATTATTTAGATTCATATTTTATTAATATGAGTGATGGAATGCCTATATATAATGATTATAAAGGCGAAGCAGCTATATTAGATACAGCTAGAGTAATAAAAAATATTAAAAAAGGTGGGGTTAATATATTAAGTTATTTTATACAAGACGAATATAATGAAATAGCATCAAATAATTTTAAACAAATGTACGGTAAAAATGCATCATTTATTAATATTAATAATATAAATGAAATAACTAAAACATTAAATAAATTATTATTAAAAAAAGAATTAATATCATGAGAGGAAGACCAGTAGAAAATGTGGTTAAAAAAATGAAATATGTTATAGATTATGGAGATTCTAAATGGCATTACGATTTAAATAAACATCCTAATGGACCCTACTTAGTAGAGCATTTTGACCCAAAATATGATAAACTTGAAAAATTATATCATAAATTAGAAAATTTAAAAAAACCTAAATATCATGCAAATGGAAGAAAAAAACGAATCACTAAAGATTGTAAAAAAAAGATGGAATTGGCTGAGAAAAATTATTGGGTGGAACATTATAGACTTTTTCCAAATGAAAGACCAAAAAAGAGAGGAAGAAAACCTTCTAAATGATGAAGAAGATATTGAACTACTTTTAGAAGAAGCTAATGCATTTGGTTTAAGATGGGAAATAGACAGCACAGCTAAACAAATGATGGAACAAAACCCCCATCTTCCTAAATTAGAAGCATATGTACAAGCATACAACGAATGGATTAAATAATATGTCAGTAGAAGATTTTTGGTGGGATGTCCACAATGAATTACAAAAACTTGATTTACAAAAACAGTTTGATGAACAAGTTAAAAAAATGAAACACCAAGAAAAACACCAATATAAAGATGCAAGACAGGTGTGGGAATATGCTTTAGAAAAAGTAAAAAATGGTCGCTAGTACTTATATTAGCTGCTTGTTTGGACCCGGGTTCGATTCCCGGCATCTCCACTAATAATACACGATATGGGGATGACTGGATTTGACAGCAAGTAAGGGTATAAGGAAGACCAACGCAGTAACCGGCAAACAG